AACTCTTGGAGCTGGAGGTAGCTGTCAAAGAACAGCGTGTACGCCTGCTGCGGCACTGGGAAGATATTGATGATGCCCAGCGGATATTGCGGGTCATAGAACAGCGTGTCGGGGATGTTGGAGCTGTTGGTCTTGAGGCCGATCAGGTTCCATTGATCCTGCGTAATGACCGCCATGTCGTAGTCGTTCAGGTTGGTGTCGCGGATCCGCGCACGTCCTGGTCCCTCAGGGATACGAAGGGGGCGGACACTGACGCCCGTCCCCCCCGGTCCACACGTGTACACAGCTTGTCCTGGCACCAAAGTGAAGGACTGTTCCAGGTTGGCATACGTGACAAGGTTCTCATTCGACCATGAGTCCATAAGGTCGTTGAGGACGTTCAGGCCAAGCTGCGCGTCAGAACTGTTGAGAGTTTCCGTCGCGGCATACACCCCAAGCTTCTGGAGTGCGTCAAGGATCAGCTGGCCTGCGTTTACGGTCATGACGGTTCTTTCTGCCTACCGCGCTTCGGAGCCAGCTCACGCTCTTCCTCGGCACTGTGAACGAGCTTGTCACCGACCCACTTGGGATATTCCTCGGGGATGTAGTCCGGTGCCGGAGGGATCGCCGCTGCTTGGGCGAAGGCTTCCGGCGAAGACGATCCGATGGTGTAATATCCTTGGGCGCGGTGTTGCTCCTCCTGGTCCACATTATACACCAAGACCGGCGGATATTTATCGGGCGTGCCTTGCCAGTTTGCCTTTTTGTCGGAAAGGTATTCTTCCACCTTTTCCGTCTTTCCCCGCTGGCTGTGCGGGTGATGCATGTGCTTCGGATACTCGTTGTGTTCCATCAATAGTCCTCGCCCGGTCTCTGAAAGTGGAAACACCGTCGGTCAGTGTGCCGGTCCACGTCTTGGACCCACGGTGCTTAAAGGCAATGTCAGGATCAACCCACATCTCATAGCCAGCAGCGGTGAGTGCGTTGGAGAACGCGTAGTCCTCGCCCCACCACCATTCGTCCGCGCCAGGGCCTGAGTTGAACACGGCGTGGTATTTCACGCGATCCCCATTAATCTCCACGTCACGGAACACCGGAGCCTTGTAGTAGAGATCCTCCAGCACATGGCGCTTGATACGCAGGAAGCCTGTAGGGACGTGCGTTGCCATGATCAGGCCATCACGTTCCACCAGCTTGCGGGTGTCTGCATGAGCCGCCAAGGACACCGGCCAGTCGGGCGTGTCCTGCTTCTTGGGGTATACCCCACAGATCACATCCTCCGGTCGCTCCAAAAACTCGATGACCTTATGCGCTGGCCAGCCGAGGTCGTCATCCAGAAAGAACAGATCGGTCGCGCTGGGCGTGTCAAGAAACTCCGCAACCATCTTGCTGCGAGCCTTGGCAACGAACGGATCGCCGCAACGCTGCGCCCATCCTCGCGTAAACCCAGCCCGCTCGCAGGCCGCGTCAGTGGCTAACGCTGAACGTAAAAAATCCACCGTGACTTTGTGATCTAACGAGGGAGTCGCGAAAATCACGTAGGTCACGGTGGATATCCAGTCGGGGAGGAACACACCCCGAGACAGTATTACGGCGCAGCCACCAAGCCAAGCGAAACCAGAGCCGCGTGGTCAGCGGTGGGTCCACCGTTCATGGAGGTGTAAGCGGTGGAGGAACCAGCCGCAGGCACCGCACCGGGGAACACGCCGATGGTGTAGGTTTCCGACGGAGGCACAATCGCCGCCGAGGTGTTGTTGACGTAGGTGATCGCCACCGTGTTGGCAGCCGACACGCGATAACCACCAATGCCGAGACCCGTGGTGAAGGTCGGCTTGTTGACGTAGATCTGCATGTTGGCGTTGATGCCAGGCACGGTGAAGGTCTGTTCCGCCGTGGTGTTGGCAGCAACCGAAGCCGGAGTCAGCGTGGCGGTAACGGTCTTCAGCACCGGAGCAACCTGGATCTCCGGGGAAGCATACACGAGGTAGCTTTCGGCAGCGGTCGGCGTGATGGTGGCAGCCGTCAGGTTCTGGAACGTAATGCCCAGCGTGTTGGCAGCCACGGCGCGAGCATTAAGGATGGCCAGACCAGCCTGAGAAGTCGGCTTGTTGACGATGACCGGCGAACCAGCAGCCAGACCCGACACGGTGAACTGCTGTTCAATGGCCGTGTTCGGACCCACCGCCGTCGGGGTGAGCGTAGCCGACAGCAGCATGGTGGAAGGGATGGCGGTGACCAGATAGGTTTCACCGGCAGTCGGGGTGATGGCAGCCGCCGTGTCGTTGGCGAAGTTCACCGCCAGGGTGTTGGTGGCCGACACGCGAGCCGACGGGGACAGAGCCAGACCCGCCTGCGTGGTGGGCTTGGTCACCACGACCAGCTGGCCGGTGGCAAGACCCGTGACCGTCAGGGTCTGTTCAGCAGCCGTGTTGGCGGCAACAGAAACCGGGGTCAGCGTCACAGCGTAGGTGGTCACCACACCCACATAGCCCTTCAGGGAGCCCTGCGAGGCAGGCTGCACGATGCCGGGGTTGGCACCGTAGAAACCGATCAGGTCGGTGGAGGATGCACCAAGGACAGTGCCTTGGCTATTCTGATCCGAAAGTTGCTTCGGACCCTTCGTGGCAGTGGAGGCGGCGGAGACGACGGGCATGGTTCTGGTTCCTTACGAGGGCTTTACGAGCAGCATCTGCGGGTTGGACCAGCGTGTTTCCATGCCGGTCTTGATGGATTGAGCAATGGCGTCCTTGAACGGACCAAGCACTTCCTTGGTTGCCATCGGGCCGACCGGGAGGACACGGCCATCCTCAGTCCGTTCGACGACAACCTGGTAGAGATCCACCTTGAAGGGCGACTTCCACCCTTTAGGCATCTTTTTCCGTTCAAACATCTTTGCCTCAATCAGCCGGTCAGGCGCACGCCCAATTCAGGGTAGAAGGTAGTCGTTCCGTAAAGGATGTCGATACGAGCCGGGAAGACATCGTTATTGATGTCGTAAGCCCGGATGATCCGCATCGAGATACCCTTGTAGGTTTCGCGAGCCTTGAAGTCGACGCCTTCCGGCAGCTCCAGCGGCACGGTGACGAGACCAAAGCAGTCCTTCACAAAGCCGACGTTTTGCGGGTAGGTCACGTTGGCCGAACCGGAGATGACCGTCACACCGGCGAGGTTCGCAGGCGAAACCGACACGGTCTGGTAGGCACCCGTGGTGCTGATGGCCGGGTAGATCGGCAGCGTGGCGTTGCCGCTCGCGTCCGACGAGACCGGGCCGGTGACCAGGAAGTTCTGGAGGGCGCCGGTGGACTTGCGGCTCTTCGGGTTGATCGCGTAGACGCCCGCAATGGTGATGACTTCACCGCCGAGGAAGAAGTTGGTACGCGAAGCCGTCCAGCCGTTGGTGACGAGGCTGGAGCCGGTCTGGCTGGCACCGTTCACCACACCCGTACCGGCATAGTTACCGTTGGTGAGGTTGGCCACGTTCTGGTCTTCGTAGATCTCGAAGTTGGCAATGTTCGCCAGGTAGCCCTTCAGGGCCGGTTCAGCGACCGACTTTACGTAGACGCCGATGAGCGCATTCGCGAGCGCCCAGTAGGCGGCGGGGTTCAGCACCAGCACGCGACCGTCTTGCGGAACCGCGCCTTCGTCCATCCGCTGACCGACGGCGGCCAGAGCGGCAAAGCTGTTCGGAGCCGTACCAGCACCCTGCGGGCCGACCCAGTTCTGGAGGGAGGTGGTGTTCTGGAGAACGTCGTAGTCCAGCTGGTTGGCAAGTTCGGCAGCCGCCGGCTTGATGTACCGCTCGGAGAACTCTTCCACCGTCAGCGTCAGGTCCTGAGACGAGAACTGGAAGTCCACGTGCTTCTGGTTGGAGATCGTGATGCTGGTGGACGGTTCGCTGATGTCCTGGATGGACAGGCCCGGACCCGAGGACACAAGGAAGCGGTTGGGCTTACGGATCGTGACCGAGGAACCGATCTTGACGAACTGGTTCTCGAACTGGCGGTTCACCTTACCGGCGGCGACCAGGTTGTTCTCGAGGATAACCAGCGTCTCCTTGGTGATGACGCTAGGATTAAGAAGAGCGTTGTTAGACATCCGAGGCTTCCTTATGACGCCCCGGATGTCCGAGGCTTAACGGCGACGAGAGGCAGCGATTTCGGAGGCTCGCCGTGCAGCGTACTCCTCCATGGTTTCTTGGTCGGGAGATTTGGGACCGGCGTTGGAACGCGAACCAACAGGCTTGATTGGATCAGGCTTGCGGCTCGGCGTCGGTGCTTCAGACTGAGCACTCAACCGGGCTTCGATCTTCCCAATTTCACGAACAGCCTGGATCGGGTCCAGTTTGGCAATCCTTGCCGCAGTCTCGGGGTTCTGCCCGAGATAGTACGCGACAGCGGGACCGTCTTCTGACTCAAGCATGGCCCGCGCCATCGGCAGACTGATCTGGAGATCGTCGCGTTCGGCAACCGCCTCGAAGTCGGGGTGGTCAGCCATGAACGTTGCGCGACGGTCAGACCATTGAGCCTGTGTGCGCTCCATCTGAGCCTTCTGGCTTTCCTGAGAAACCCGCTGCCGCTCCTCTGCCCTCGCAAGCTGTTCAGCTCGGCGTGAGGACCAGTTGATCAGAGCCTCGTCATACGAATCAGGATCGTCGAACTGATGCCGCCCAGGGCGGGGATCGTCCGTCTCGACCTTCTTCGCCTCGGCCTTGGTGCTGATAGCTTCCAAAGCACGAGAGAGGTCCTGCTGGAGTTGCGTGGCCTTCTCTTCAGCCGCCCGCCTCTTGTTGCGCTCAATAGTAATCTCACGCTTCAACCAAGCCGGTGTGCCATCGGACTTGTCGTCCTTTGGACTTTCGCCTGCGGATTTCTCAGCAGTATCTGCCTTATCCTCTTTTTCCGGCTTGTCGTCAACTTGACCAGTCGGGTTAGCCTTGAACTGGGGGAAGTCCGAGGTCGCTGAC